CAACCGCTGATCGATTCAACTGAGACGCTGTCACAAGCAAGATGCCCAATTCCTTGGCCAAGTTACGCAGTTCTTCACTCACATACTTGTCTTTGACAAACAAGTCGTTGGGGCTGACTTTGGCACTGACAGGCATCAACAAGTCCAAATAGTCAACCATCATAAAGTCAACTCTGTGTCCTGTTTGAATTTGATACTCTTTCAAAAACGCTCGAATGTCGTTGATGTTGCTTTGTGCTGGCATTGCTTTGACTCTATAACTGCCGGCCTTTTTCCCCACTAGTTTGACTTTGAGTGCCGCAGTTTCTTTGTCTCTACGAATATCCTTGGTGCTCATATTGGTCAACATAGCCGCTGTCCTTAGTCCAGTGAGTTCTTCTGAAAGTTCCAATGTAACATAAACACCATGCAATCCTTGTTGAACCCAGTTCAGTGCAATGTTCATCATTATCAAGCTTTTACCTGACCCTGAACCTCCGGCAAAGATGTTGAGTTCGCCACGACTAAATCCACCATACAACAACCGATCCAATTGTGGCCAACCTGTAGAAACTTGACCACCGTTGTCAAAATATCGAGCAAACATGCCTTCGGGATCCTGCCAAAAGTCTGTGCCCAGATCCTTGGTCAGACTTATTTGCACAGCATCTTTGATAAGTTTTTCCACTGGCTCAAATTCACCTTTTTCCAGCAAGTCTGCGGCTTTGAGAATTGCTCGTTCGAGTTCCTGGCGCTTGGTAAATCTTTCAAACTCCTGCATAAACCACTCATAGTGACCTTCATTGAGTTCGGGTACTGGATTGAGTTTAACACCAGTGGCCGCAGAGATCTGTGTGCGATCAGGCAACGTCTTGTGTTTGTCACTGTGTTCTTTGATAAACTCTGCAACTGGCCGCAGACTTCTATCAAAGTTTTGTGGATTGTAGATGTTTTGAACACGCACATAACTCTGTGCATCTTCCAACATCATTTCTAAAAACAGTCGTTGAACTTCAACGTTGTATTCTTTTAGCAAGATTTTTCTTCCTTAGTTCTATCTTAATTCGGCTGGTTTCTCGGGACTGTATTATAGTTAGCAGAGTTGCTAGTTTACCAAACTTTACCACAGCATCGTTTACATCTTTGACACCCTCAGACCAATCAGGTATGCTCACCGACCAACCCAGTTCCACAGCTCGGTCCACAAGCTCTAAACCTGCTTTGTCTTGATCTGGTACCACAATAACTTCTTTGCCAAGATTGCGAATCAATCTTGCCTGTGTGTCGCTTATTGTATTGTGCATCACTGCCAAGCCATCGATACACAGTGCATCAAATATACCTTCTACTACAATGGCATATTGCCAATTGTCACGCTGTAATTCTGTGCCAAACACATAGCCTGGCTGAGTATGGTTGATGTATTTGGGTGTTTTGTTGTCTAAAAATCTAGCACACCAGCCTACAATTTTTCCATCGTAGGCAAAAGGTATTGTCACATGCGGCCTGACCCAGTGAATGCCATCTGTGCGAATTGTGGTCATTGCAGGAAAGTCTTCAGGAACACATCTATCTCGCAGATATTTCCAGTACAGTGGAAGATCTGGTGTAATCAATTCGCTGGCCGGCGGAAAGTCATCAAACTCTTCAAATTTGATGTCACTGACTGTGTTAGCAGTTCTAATACGATCATCTAATATGCCGTGTATGTTACGATGTCTCAGACTTTCTAAATTTAGTGCATTTAGTTCTTGCTCAGGGACACCAAGACGTTCTAACAAAGTTGTCGCTTTGTATCCCAGTGTCCTGCCCAACACAAAGCTAGCAGTGTATCCACAGTTGAAGCAATGATAGCTCCAGCCTTGTTCATTGGTTTTGAGTCCGCCGCGGCTGCGCTTTTCGTTGCAGCAAGGACAATTAAAGCTGATCCAGCCCGACGGCGTTTGCTTACGCTTTGTAGGCAAGTAACCAAAGATATCTAGCATCTTGCTAGTTTAACACAAATCAATGTGAGCAATCAAGCGATCTCGGATAAGACTGTGTCCAATTTTGTTGGGATGGCCGTCTGCACAAATTAGTTCTCTATTGCGATTTCCTGGATGATCTCTGAACCAAATTGTCCAGGCAAAGTCTGGCCAAAGCAAAGTTGGCGCATTGGCGATAGGTCGTTCAGCAGGCATGATATTGAATTGCATAAGGTTGAGGTTGTTTCTAGCTGCAATGCCATCAAAGAACAACACCGCTTGTTGATAATTCAGTTGATTGAGAGCGCGACAGTTGGTTAGAGCAATCTGGTATTTGATCATTGTAGCAAAATCATCTGGTACTACCGAACTGCCAAAATTTACCCAAGTGCTGTGAACAAATTTGTTCCACGGAGGATCAATTGAATAGTGACGATGGTTAGGATTGTAATGAGTTATACGATCCGAGTTAGTAAGTCCAACTAACACCAAACACTGATCTAGTGGAATTGGCTCGTGATCCAACCACCACTGAAAAGTCCACATTGTGCTGATTAAACTACCGCCGGGAATGCCAAAATTTTCTGTGAGTACTCCATAATGCTCGCCTAACTGTCCTAAAAAACAGTGTTTTAGTCTATAAGCAAAATTTTGATCATCGCTGTAGTGAGCATTGGGATTTTTGGCCAGGTACTCGGGATCCATTAATTCATCACCATAGATCCACGAATCTCCAAATGCTACGATTTTTTGAAACTTCATTTATCTATATAGTATGTTTTCCGCTCTTCCTGTAGAAATTATAAGTTGTGCCTGAAGATTTGTGGGCGGAATGGGTCTGTAACCTGATCCACCGTCAACAATAGTAATAGTAGTCAGTTCCCCTGTTGCCGGATTTATAGCAGACGTAGCAACAGCACCAGCACCGTCGCCTACAAACTCAATTAGTGGAGGTGCTAGATATCCCATGCCTTTGTAAGTGATGTTGGCACCTACAATTACCCCGGCATCAGACACCAATGCAGTTGCCTGTGCCGGCTGTCCAATTTGGCCATTTAGTCCAGTAGTGAAAACTGAGTTATTAAATGCCAATCTCAAGATAGGATGATATCCAATCACATGATGATGCACTGTGCCTGTTTTGTTTAGATACTGCACACTTTCGCTTACATTATACCACGGGCTTTGATAATTTTCTGCACCTTGCACTTTGATTGTGCCAGTGTAACCAATTAAATCTAGTTGGATGCTGGTCACTGCCGAAGTAGGTTCAATGAAACTGCTGTAATATTCAGTGTTCATAAGAGCACTGTATGTGTTAATAGGAACCCCGGGTTGCAAAGCCCAGTCTGGATAAGTTGCTGGACTGCCTACTCCGGTTGATCCAGTCATTGAAGATAATTGCATTGTAGGAATAGTGCAGGGTGCGCTAGGAAAGAACTCAGGGTATACACTGTCCATGATGTCCACATCTGCTCTTGCCCCGGCTTGAGCATCAACAAACACAGCTTCAGTTAGATTGCCCGACCGTCTAGTAATACTGTAGCTAGCAGGCTGTGCTCTTATTGAATCCAGAACGTTTGCAGGCAATGTAACCTTGGCGCGACCATATTGTGCGTTTAATATAGTCATTTCCGTTTCATTTACCAGTTCTAGTCCCTCTTGATCCACAAGTCTAAACACAAAGTTGCTGCCCGTAACATTTACGGGTTTTTCATCTTGATTTATAAATTCAAACAATATAACATTGTCTACACCCTTGTTGATTGTTAATTTTTTTGCGTACACAGGATCATACCTCATAGTAAAGTAGTCACCACCGGTGTCAATCAATAAGACTTTGGTTTTCTGCTGATATAAATACGCCGTGGTTGAATACATAGAAATCTCCAACAATATTTATGGGTAGTGACATCTTCGAAAAATTGGCTGAAAAATATCCTTTCATAACGCTTTGCATTTACGCAAGCAATGAATATGTTGGAATAGTACAAAATCACGACGATTCCATTACTACAATCTACGATTTTGGCAGTATACAGAACCAAGATCTCAAGCGCCAGTTTTTAGAACTAGCAAACATATGGTGGTGGGAAAGCAATCGTAGCATTCCAATAAACATTTTTCTCAAAGAAGATTGGGAAATTTTTCGCCCTTATTTGAGAACATTCAGCAACAAAGATTTAGAAATAATACACGGACCCGTTTGCAGTCTTAACGAAATAGCCCGTAAAAAGTCAAAGCGTAAGTCAATTACACTTGTTCGACGACTTGATTAAGTAAATTCATATGTAAAGCAACCAGAGCCGCATAACTGATTGCATGTGCTTTTTTAAAAGTATAGCCCCGACTGTCATCGCCGTCCCACACAGTATCAAACACAGTAGTCCAGTCTTTGTTCTGCAAGTGTGCTTTACCTGGACGAATAATTGAAATAAATGCGGCCATACGCTGAAGTGAATTTGGCTTCATTTGTTTCAGTAAGTCTGTGTAATTTCCAATGTGCACTAACTGTCGTGCCCATTCGGGGTCTTGCCACAGACGTTGCCACGGGGGTGTGTTTGCTAACATTTGTTCGTAGTGTTGTGCACTCTCAATCAACTTATAAACATGCATGTTCAAGAAGTCAATTTTGAAATATCCTCGATCTTCAGCAGTTTGATAATCGATTGCGGCACATTCATGCACCGGATCCCAGGGTATGTCTGTGACATATACGCCAGAATTATGACGCCTAACTCGGCCGTCTACGATTTGTCGTGCAGGTGTGTGTTGAATCAACTTCAGTATACTATCTCTGTCAGCAAAGTCAAGGTCAATATCTGCACTCATGCGTTATCTACCAATGCGGCCACAATTTTAACTTGCTCTTTGGCGTGAGCAACTGCTTCTAAAGCATCTGCTACACTTGGATGCTTTACCGCAAGTTCTCGAAGACGTGCTTCTTCGGTCATCTTGGTCTGAGCCCAAGTTACTACTTCCTGCACTTCTGGTGCCAGTGCAATTGTTGGATACCCCGAAGTCAGTAGCATCCAAGAGTTACCATCATACACTTCCATGTTTTGATTTGTGCCATTGTATCTGACTTGGCCAACCAATGAGTTGCCTGCTGTAGTATTGTAAAAACTAGGCCACGAACTATTGTTTTGAATAGTGATTCCAGGTCCGCCATTTATAGTCTTAATCATATTACCATCCTGCTTTGTTCAATATGTCTTTCACGTACTCTTGGTCTGCTGGGTAATCTGCAAATTTTTTGTTCCACACATCTACATTGATATAAGACCAAATCATTGCTATTTGTTCTTCATTGGCTTCTGCTAAAAACTTCTGTCCAGATTCTGAGTTGTAAATCACCCAAGGGCTCAGTCTGCCAGTGGTTATAGCATAGCAGGTAGCATTGGCATTGCCATAGCGCACACAATCCTGACTGGGATAGTTGTTTTTCTCAGCCCAGTCTATAGCATACTCCATTGCCCTGGTCAAGGCATCATCTATTGCTTCCACAGTCAAATACCAGATCAAATATTCTGTATACAGTTGATCTGATGCCCAACGATCAATCTTTTTTTGATTCTTCAATAACCAATTCATAAACTGACCAGGATTGACTGTCCGGGCACCAACACAATAACGTCCAAACTTTACAAAGGCCAAGTAGTAACTTGAATCGCAAAAATCTTCATAGGTTTTTAGTCGGGCCGACCCTTGTGCTTGTTCATAAAACTTGATGTAGGCTTGAAACCCAATACGAACACCTGGATCATCTCGGTTTAGCCTACGACGCTTGGGCTCACACATGTGAACCTCAATACTGTTTTCTCTGGCAAATGTTTTCTTACAATACTCACAGACAAATGTCATTTTTCTCTGCCGTGTTGTCGGATGTATTCGTCGAG